TTGAAAATTCTCTCACACGGTTCGCCTTTACTCAACTCTCACTTTCTCTCTTTAATTGTTTTGAGATTTTGATAAATTTTGTTTTGAGTGATCCACTGTGACTATGGGCTTTCACTGCCCAGTCCTGAATTGCTCCTTCCACAATGTGGATTGGAGCCGTAAGGCCCTCAAAGAAGAGGGCCTTACTTTTAGCATGCGTTGTCCTGGCGCATGCTGCGGTGCTCTTTTGCAGCGCCGTGAGCAACAGGATGTGAAGCAGGTGGATAGCGCCCCTGCGTCCCGAAAGAGCGTGGATAGCGCCACGCCAAAATGCTTGTGCTGGCTTGCCAGCGTGGGTGTCTCTCGATGCCCCAAGCATTCTCCCGTGGCTTCGGCCACCAAATCCAAATCCCCTCCACCTTGTGTGGAGAAATCCAAATCTGCACCACGTGCAGCAGTTTCTGCTTCTCCTCTCAAGAAGCAGAACTGCGACATTGTGGTTGCAATTGGTCCCCCTGTGGACCTTGAGCTGGTCTATCCAGCTCTCTGTGGAAATGGGACTGCCACCCCCAAAAAGGTGGAAAAGAAGAGCCTCAATGAGGTTGTTCTGGAAAAACGGGCTGAGTATCAAGCCCGTACTGTTGTCCCACCACCTGGTCCTATTAGGGTGGTGAAGACCGCTGCTGCCCCGGTTAAGGCAGAACGCACCAAGTTCCCACGTGGAGCTGTGGTGTATAATGGCATCAATTTCTTTGATGCCAAGGGCCGTGTGGTCCTGAGTGCTGGTGCACTCAAAATTTTGCGCGGAATCAAGAGACTCCGGCAACAACAGGCGCGATCTGCGCGCCGCCTTGCGGCATGCCGCAAGGCTCGCTTGGCCCGTTTTGAGGTCATGGTTCCTGGCCTTCTTAAGAAGGCATCTGAAGCCCAATTTGGGGGCTTCAGATATGTTGATCTTAATGCGCCGAAGAGCGCAAATTTGGCATGCAAGATGCCAAAAAAGAAGATGAAGAAGACCACCAAGAAGGTGGCCGGGTCTGCCTCCCCCGTTGAGGAGGAAATCAACTGGGATGATTTCATCATTCCAGATTCTGAGAGGACTGCCTCCCCGATGAAGGAGGAAAAGAAATCCAGGCAGCCCCTGGTGCCCAACTGCTTGGGCTTTGGCTGGTGGCGACCAGCCTCTGGTTCTCTTTGGAGCTCTGTGCTCCACTGCCAGCGTGTCTGTAGAGGCACATTTCTTGCTGCCTCTGCTGAGGCTAATTTGGTGCTGGCAGGCACTGATGACGAGCTCCTTTCTGTGTGGGCTCGTATTTCAGCAAGTGTGGTGGATTTATCTGCCCACTATCCTATTCCCACCTTGCTGGAAAATTACTCTGCACTTTCTGAGTGCTCCCTTGAAGAATTAAAGGGAGTTGCTGTGCAGTTAGACTCAGAGTACCAGGAACTTGGACCACCTACTCAATATACTTGTGGTCTATCTTCTTGGGCTCGTGGAGCCGGAAAGCTTGTTGCTGATTTTATCAGCCCAAGTTTTGAACGGATAGCAGGCATCGCAAACGGTGTACTTGACAAGGCCTATACGCTGTCCAGAGCAGTTGTGGATCAAATCTTTGCCAAGATGAAATCCCTCTTCTATGACTGCTTTGGGCATTTGATGGGTCACCTTAATGTCCTGCTTTCTACTGTTGAATCCTTTTGGTCTCGTGCTACCACTTGGATTATGAACATTTTAGAGAAAACGCACGATGCCATCAAAGTCCTCCGTGATGCTTCAGTTTGGAGTTTACTCCTTATTTTGGTTGGAGGTATGATCTTGTTGTCAGAGAGATTTTTATGTTCTCTTGGTATTATTGGAAAGCCTGGTACAATACTGGGCATCTTTTTGGCAACTTTTCTTGGCATTTTTGGATACACGTTTTTTAAGAAGGATGACACTCTTGTGTCTGACTTGCTTTTTGTATTCAAAACTGCTATTACTGGTCTGTTCCGGACGAAGCCTGGTCCTCCAGGATCACCCATCATAATTGATGGCGATGTGGTGATACCGGAACCTCATCATGAGATGTCCACCTGTAGTTTTCTGGGCGGGTTGGACATAGCTATCGCAGCTATTGGCAATGTTGGTGCTTCCATTCTTTCATTTAAAATGGGAACATTGCAATATGCTGCTAAGATTGCCACATGTCTTGATCAACTACGTAAGGGTAAAGATGTCCTTAAGGAGATGACATGCTGGTTAATTGAAACTCTTGGCCAACTATGGAATAAGATTACAGGCCGAGAAGCCACTTTCTTTGATGAAGTGTCTGCCATCATTGCGGTAGATATTAGAGAGTGGCTTGAAGAATCCCAGAATTTGTGCCTCGCTGCGCAAACTTTTTCCATTGGTGATAAGATCGTGCTCGAACAATGCGAACGTCTTATTGCTGATGGCCATAAACTGTTGCGGGGCATGGGTGATACTGATCGGAAACTTTCCAGTTCTTTCCTATCTACGATCCAAAGGAAAGTTACCGATCTTGAAAAGATTCATACTCAGTCTGTCCGTGCTGGGTATTTTGAAGGAAGAAGGATGGAACCCTTCTGGGTTTATATTCACGGACCCTCCCATTGTGGAAAATCGCTCCTTATGGAGCCAATGTCGCGCGAGCTTCTGCGCGCTGGGGGGTATTCTGAAGCGTCGATCTATACCAAGAATTCTTGTGATAAATATTGGTCACGGTATAGACGGCAAGCATGTGTACAAATTGATGATTTGTCTGCTGGCAAAACTGATCCATCTCTAGAAAGTCAGCTCATCAATTTAGTTGCCTCCAAGGAAGTTCCATTGGATATGGCAGAGGTTGAAGATAAGGGTATTTTGTTTGATAGTGCCATTTTGGTCACGTCATCTAATACTGCTCATGTCCCGACCAATGCCAATGTTAACCACATGGAGGCATACAAAAATCGCCAGAACATTGTAATACAATGTAGGAGGAAGCCTGAGTACTCCACTCTTGGCGTTGAGCTTGAGGGAACATTCCAAGCGTTTGATCCCAGAAACCCTCAAGCTTCAATAGAATGCATGATCCAGCATAGGGAAACACATGCCCCTTTGACTGGCTGGATCTCAGCGGGCGCTGCTATGGCTGAAGCAGTGAACCAATTTCGTCTGCACCGGGAGAAGGAGATGATACTTCAATCAAATCATCTATCTTCCTTCCGTCCTGCCCACCCTATTTACACCGAGTGTGCCACTTTTTTGTCAATGTACGCGCGAGATGCAAGTTTCGTGCCACCTGTGGACCTTGGTTGTAAATGGCAAGTGCCAGCTGGCTTTTCCACTATTGCTGCGGTTGATGGAAGAGTCTTCGGTTTCTCGCAGTTGGGTGTATGTTCCGAAATCAAGACTGGTCTTGAGTTTTCAGAAGAAATGGAACAGTACACCCTTGAAAAATTTGCCCCCAACATTACTCGAACGTTGGCTTCTCAGAGTCGATTTAAATTGGTTGGGGCTTTTTTGAAAGGAATGGTCCGGGATGAAGATAATGTTGCATCCCTTAAATCACTTGGACCAAAGAGTACCGCCACCCAAAGGGAATTCTATGAAACTTTGGGTTTGGCAGAGAGAGTCTACCTCCGGGCCATACAGAAAAGGATTAATAAAATCCGTGATGATCCTGGATTTGAGGTGGATAAATTACATGCAAAACTCTTGAGCATTGTTGCCCAGTCCTATGAGTTTGTGAAAGAGAAGGGACCAAAAATTTTCCCCTTGCTCATGGGTTTCATTGTTGTAGTTTTTGCATGTTATGGATTTGTCATGCCCCTCCTGTCTTTTGCATCAGGAGGTTCTGCTGTTGGGGGTATGGTTGCTATGGAACAGATGACTGCTGCCAGTGTCATATCTTCTGGATCATCTCCAGTGCACCATAGATCAAGAGCTCCCCCAATCCAACCTAGATATGCTCGTCATAGGATTGCAGGATCCACACCAGATGAAGCCTTCCAGTATGAAGAGCTGATGGTTGTGCTGTATGTTGATTCAACAACAGCACCTGTGGTGAATGCAATTCGTGGTCCTGGTCGCTCACTATTTATGACAGAGCACCAGGCAATGGCTATTCCTAACAACTCTACTGTCGTTGCTCATTTTGCAGGTAGAGAATGTGTGGAGATCCATTGGGAGCATGATACTGCAAGGAAGGGTAAGCGGGAAGAGACTGAAATTATCCAATACCGCTGTCCTTCCATTCCTGAACTGCCCTCGAAGTTCAGGAAATATTTTGAATATGATCTTGAGAGGGACTTGCCTGGGCCTTTTACAATTGATGCTAGTGTATATAGAATGAAGAGCCCAGGGAGTGTTGAACTTGAGTTGGTCAATTGGACCAACCATGATGCTGAGCTTATCACCAAGGCGCTTGTTATTTCAGATCCTTTTGGTGAAGACCGGTACCGGCGTGAGTATCCTAGATATATTCGTTATCGCCGGCAAGCCCAGCTACATGACTGTGGGGCCATCTGTGTGACTAAAATAAATGGTCACCACCGTGTTGTCGGGCTTTTAATTTCTACCGACAAATATAACACGGGTGTTGGTCTTCTTCCTAGTGCGCTACACATGACGACATGCTCACTGAGTTATGTCCCTGAGGAATGGGAAGATGCACCCCGCGGTCTTAAGAAAAGAGGATGGAAGCATGCAAGTGAACTCCCTCACATGCCTTCCAAAACACAGTATGTCAAAGTGCCTGAGGAATTTGAAATTCCATATGAAAATCCAAAGATTCCCAGTGTGCTTGTGGCAGATGATCCGCGTACAATTGGTACGCCAGTTGAGGGACAAGATCCAGTGTTGGTTGCAATGGAAAAATTTTATGAACCAATGTTGGATTTTGATGATACTTTTGTAGCCGGGAGTACAGAACGAGACCTCTTCGAGCAAGTTTGTGACGATATAGTACAAACATGGTATGATGCCGGTGCTTGTTTCGAAGATGTTGATGATGATGTGGTCATTAATGGAAATGATGACTTTGATAAATTGATAATGGACACATCAGAAGGCTACCCCTATGTGCTTGAGCGGTCGCATGGGGACAAAGGTAAAACCCGCTATTTTGAAGGTGGACCTGGGGCTTACACTCTGAAACCCGGCACCACTGTCTTCCATGATTATCATGCTTTACAACAAGAAGTCAGTGTGGAAGGAGGTATTCCTGAAATGGTCTGCATCGAGTGTCCTAAGGATGAATTGCTGCCACGCCGTAAGGTGTTGGAAAAATTAGGCACTCGTAATTTTGAGATATTGGAATTGCCCAAGAATATGCTTTTTAGAAAGAAATACTTGTCTTGGGCTTTATTCTTAACTGAAATGCGCTGGTGTCTCCCCTGCCAGGTTGGTATCGTTGTTCAGGGGAGAGAATGGGGTTTACTCATGGACCGAATTGCTTCAAAGAATAGTGTAGCTTACAACTGTGACTACTCTAAGTTTGATGGTCTTATGAGTTGCCAGGTTCTTAATGCCATTGGTAAAATGGTTAATAGGTGTTACTCCAATGAGAATCCCAATTTTAGAGGGAGAGGAGGAGAAGTTCCTGGTAGTCCACCCCAGTTGGCTAGGCACAATTTGTTAATGTCTATCTTTGGTAGAAAATGCCTAGCCAGATCTCAAGTTTTTGAGGTGAGAGGGGGTATACCATCTGGGTGTGCCCTCACAGTCTTATTGAACTCCGTTTTTAATGAAATATTAATTCGATATGTTTATAAGACTGTAGTTCCATCCCCCCAATATGATCGGTTTGAGAGCTTTGTCTCTCTAGTTACATATGGGGATGACAATCTCATCTCAGTGGACGCTTCTATGGCCTCAATTTTTACTGGAGAGGTCATAAAGAAGACACTAGCAAGGAAGGGCGTTACCATTACTGATGGTAGTGATAAATTGTCTCCAACGCTTGAAGCGAAGCCGATAGCTCAGTTGGATTTTTTAAAACGCTCATTTCTTGTAGAAGGCGGTCAGGTGTTCCCAGCACTTGACCTGAGTTGCATTTTTTCCTCGCTCAAACATGTTAGAGCTGAGGGCGCCGATGTCATACCAATCCTGCATCAAAATGTACAGAATGCTTTGCAGGAGCTTTATTATCGGCGTGATAAAGAACAGTTTGATTACGTTCGTACTTTTTATCTCGAACGTATACCTGTGTGGGGTACAGGGAAAAACAGACTGATTGACTGGAGTTATGCCCACCGGCATTGGATCAGTAGGTACACAGGAGATCCAAGTGCAAATCCTGCCGGTGTGGTGGACATTCTAGTTGACCCGCGGTACAAATCCTTCCTCCTTCCAGCGGGTCCAGCTGATTGGTGTATGCCAATAGCTGATAGGTTTTTTGTTTGTGGCCCAAAATTTTATCCACAAGGCCACTCTTTTACTGTATGTTTCAACAGGCTTGCTGCTGGTGAAAATGGTGTCCAGATTAAGCCTGTGCATGCAGCAACACAAGGGGCCATGCCTACATCCAAATTTGTTGATAGCTTCCGTAGTGTCAAACGGAGGGAAGAACTTAATTTAGTTCTTTCAGCCTATGATACTGGGGCTAATATATATTTTAAGGGATGTGCTCCTTATAATGATATCTGGGCTTGTGCTATTGCTTTTTGCTCCGCTTTTGGAATAGCCCAGAAGGAAATTCTTTTAGCTCTGCATGATAACTCGAAACCCATTGGTGCGAGTTCCCTGCGGAGCTACTTTAATCATAAGATTGTCGGTGATGGGTGTGCGCGTAGATTGGAGATATATTCTACAAAGCCCAGAGCCGACATTGTTAAAAGAGTTTTGCCTCAGGTTCAATGTGTGCATATAGATTATGAACCTGGTTTCTCATCTAAACCAACTACGCACTTGCGCAGATGCACAGATTCTGGTGCAGATGGGGGCAAAGCTATGTATATAGTTCAAGGGCTTGGTAAGACTGCTGCTAAGCTCGTTTGTTCTGACTTATGTGACGGCCATCTTGCTTCATGTACAAATTCTTTTGAAAAGATGGTCATTGATTTATTTAAGCAGTCATGTTTTTAACTTGCTGTCATTGATTTGATGGCTTTTGTTTGTTGAGTCTTCTAACCAGGAGCAGCCCTTCTGATCTTTGTTGATTGGAAACCTTGTTGTACTTGGTGGTTAGTTAGACGCGTCAATAACCGGGATCTTAATTGATTCCGTCTTAGTTTCCTGGTCCTACTGGACTGGTCCTGCTCTTAGGTGAGTGGGGAAGCTGTATAAACTCAGCTTTTCGGGGGTGAGAGCCCGAGAATGTCTGTCTGTCAGCTGCTTGTGTAAATGAGCTTTCTCCGAGGATAGCTCTCCTCGGCACAAGTGAAAACGACTACCGTGGCACGTTAGTAGCCAGACGGTCGGGGTAAAATCCCTAGTTAACAAAATGTGTTAGGACGTTGTTTCTGGCAGCTTTGTTGGTCCTATTGAGTTTTCTAAAGCTGCTTTGGTATTTTGTGTGTTTGAGCCCACTGTTCATATTTGGTTTGGGGCCTTGTATGTTTCTTAGTGTCGTGTTTGTCCCACACA